CCGACCGATCGACCGACCGACCGTGTGGTTTCGGTGAACGCCATTGATTACCCCGCCTTGCTCGCGCAGCTCGAGCAGCAACGCGCGGCCAGCGTGCAAGAGATCGCGGATCTCGACGTGATCATCGCCGCGGTGCGCAAGCGCGCCGGCGTTGCGGTGCCAGTCGGGCTGACGCTGCCGCCGGCGCGCAACGGCGGCGGGAAGAACGGCCAGCGGAACACGCGCGGCAATCCGCACGACCCGAAATGGAATCAGTCGAAGCGCGACTACGCGGCCGGGAAACCCGTCGCCGAGATCGCCAAGGCCGCGGGCGTCAGCGTCGCGACGATCTACACGCGCGCCAGTGAGGGACAATGGAAACGGCCGCCGGCCACCGCCGCGCACGCCGCCACGCCGAGCGAGGCCGGAGCCACGCGGCTCAGCCCCGACAAGCTGGCCACCATCCAGCTGCAATACGAGAAGGGCGTCTCGGGACCCGAGATCGAAAAGCGCACCGGCGTCTCGATGAAGACGATCTACAAGCGCGCGAAGGACCTGGGGTGGAAGCGTCACGCTACGGCACCGCCGGCGAAGCCGACAGCCGCGGCGCCGACGCCGAAGGGCACGCAGCTCTCGGGCAGCGTGAAGTGCACGAATCCTGACTGCGGCGTGATGACGGATTTCGATCCCTGCCGTCGCTGCGGCGTGAAGCTCAACCGAAAGGGATGGTAGGGATGACCACCAAACCGAAGACCGCACCCGAGCTCGACGAGGACCTGGACGAGGATGAGGACGAGGACGGCGACGGCTACGACGACGAGGACGAACTCTTCGATCCGAACGAGGCGGGGCGGTAGGTGGCCGCACCGCTGAAGTGGTTCCCGCTCGAGATCGACGCCTGGGACACCGACGAGCGCGTGCGGCGGATGAGCTACGCCGAGCGCGGGGTCTACATCACCCTCCTGTGCTGGCAGTGGCGCGAGGGCTCGGTGCCCGCTGACGCCAAGGTCGTTGCCAAGGCGTTGGGCGCGAGTCGGCGTTTAGTTGCCCGTGTGTTGGAACTCGGATTCATCTCAGACGGCACGGAAGACCAACGACTCATCAACAGGAAGCTCGCTCAAGTCTATGCCGACCAGTGCGCACGGTCGGAGAAGGCGTCGGTCGCGGGTAGGGCGTCCGCTGACAAGCGGTTGGGCACTGAGTCGCACAGAAGTAGAAGTAGAATTAGAGAGAGAATAAAAGAAAGTCTTAACGTTGCACGCAAGGACGACGGCAACGGCGGTGCCAGATGACGGTGCCGATGAAGTGTGACGAGCCGCTCTGCCAGGAAGCAGACTCCCCGACGACGCCCTGCCGGTTCTGGCAGCACTGCCACGCTGATCGGCGCCGCCTCCAGCACTACGCCGGCCTCCGCGGGATGGCGTGCTGGTCCTTCCAGATGCTCTCCGATCGCCACGTCACCGCCGATCCGGTCGAGCGCGCGGCGATCGAGGCCGAGGGTGCCCCATGAAGGTGCTCGCGCTCGTCCTCGCCGCCCTCGCTGTGGTGGCGTGGGTCGTCGAACTGCTGGTGGCGTTCGTCGTGCTGCTGGTCTTCTGGTCGCTGCTGCGGCCGTTCGCCCAGTTCGAGCGCCGGCACACGCCGCGCACGCGGGAGGTCGTCGATGTGCTACCGTCGGCGCCGATCACGAAGCTGCTCGACGACGACGGCGACGACCAGGACGTCGTGCAGGAAGGGTTGGGCACGATCCATCCGCTGGGCGATCACGTGACGCCGCTCGAGGGGCTGACGCAGGGCGAGCGCCGGCTGTGGGATGAAGTCCGGCGGGGCATCGCGTGAAGCTCTCTCGCTGCCGCTCGTGCGAGGAGCCGATCCTCTGGACGATCACCACGAACGGGAAGCGCATGCCCGTCGACGCCGAGCCCGTTGTCGCGCCGCGCGGCTTTCGGATTGACGAGACGCTGCTCGACGAGGCGCAGCAAGGCTTCGACCAGGACGAGCTGCGCGCGGGGAAGGATCTGCTCGCGACGTTCACTGCAGCGCCGGCGCCTGGGGAGAAGCTGTATCAAAGCCACTTCGCGACGTGTCCTGATGCCGCGGCGCACCGGCGATGACCGACTGGAAGCACGACGAGCTCGCGGCCGAGCTCCTGGATCTGCGCCATCTCGCCGGTGAGATCGCGATCGAGAAGCTGGCCTTGAGCGCCGGCATCGTCGATGTCGCAGCCATGCGCCTCTCGTGGACGCGACCGCGCCTCACCGCCTACGAGGTGAAGATCAGCCGCGCGGATTTCCTCGCCGACGTCCGCGCGGGCAAGTACCGGAAGTATCTGCAGGCGGTCATGCGGCTCTACTTTGCCTTTCCCAAGGGGCTCGTGGATCCGCGCGAAGTGCCGGCCGAGTGTGGCATCATCGTCCGCTGCGCCGACTGTTGGTGGGTGCAGCGCAAGGCGCCCGAGCGGGAGATCGAACCGCTGCGGCATGCGGGCTTCGTGCAGGCGCTGCTGTTCCGGCACTACGCCGCAGCGTGGGATGGTGCAAAGCGCGCGCACGACAACGCGCTGGCCCAGGCGACGTCGCCGCCATGCCCCGACTGCGCGCATTCGCTCGGCATCCACCGCTACGGCTCTTGTCGGAAGTGCAAATGCTTCACGCCGAACTGGCGAGTGGCGCCCGGCCAGATCGCGGAGAGCGCGTGAGTTCGCCGATTCCGCCCAAGGGCCAGACCGTGGTCGACCTCGAGGTCAGCCCCGTGCCGCACGGCGTCGTCGTCACGATCCAGCTGCGCTCGCTGGGATACGCGGCCACGATGAAGAGCGACCACAAAGCCGCGATGCTGTTTGCGTGGCGCGCGCTCGGCGTGGAGCTGCAAGAGCACGGCGTGAATCTGTACGCGGCGATGGCGGAGATGCCGGAGAAGATGGAGCGCGAGGACCTGAGCGATGGCTGAGTCCGGCAATGTCGATCGCGTGCTGAACGAGATGCGAACGCTGGTCGACATGTCGGCCGCGCCGACACTCCAGACCGTCGCACGATGGGTAGATTTGTTGGAGTCTGCCGAAGCCGAGGATCCTATCGTCCTATCCGCTCGCGCGCGGGCCCGTCGTGACGCGTAGACAGGGTCGCACTTACGGTGTCCACGGCGCCACGGTCCGCCTGTGGGTCGCGCGCGGTCGCGTGTGGTGCGAATGGCGGGATGCTCGGAAGAAGCGGCACACCAAGAGTTGGCCGGTTTCGCAGGAGGCCGATGCCAAGCGGTGGGCGGAGGAGTATGCCGCGGAGCGCCGGCGCCTCATGCCGATCGGTGGACCGATTCCGACGGTCGCGGAACTCTGGATCAAATACAAAGCGGCCAATGAGCATGGCTGGCGGCCGAAGACGGCCACGCTGTATGCCGACTGGGCTAGCCGCCTCTCCGTCATCAAGAGACCCGTCACCGAGCTGGGCCACGAGGATGCCGACGCACTCCGCGATCGGTTACGCGCGAAGAAGATCGCGCACGGGACGATCCGGCGGCTCGTCGGTTTTCTGCGCCAGATGCTCAATTTCGCCCAAGGTCGCCGGATCATCGGCCAGAACCCACTGGCGACCTACCGCTACCAGACGCCGCGCAGCCAGCGCGACGCGCGGCCGGCCGAGTACACGCGCGCCGAGCTGCTCAAGATTGCGGCCGCGCTCGATTGGCCCGAGCAGTGGCGCGCCCGCAATGTCATCCAGCTCTGCGCCTCGTATGGCGCGCGCATCAATGCGATCCTCCACCTGCGGTGGGAAGACATCGACTTCGAGCAGGGCGGCGTCACGTTCCGTGCCGAGTGGGATAAGACGGCCGAGACGTTTACGCGACCCATGACTGTCGTGGCTCGTGCGGCGCTGCTCGAGGCGCACGGGCATCGCAACGAATCTGGCTGGGTCTTCTGGAGTCGATACCGCCCCACGAAGGTCCTGCGGTATTCCGGGCTGCACTGGCACCTCGGTGAGGCAGAGAAGCGCGCCGGCGTGGCGCACATCAAAGGTCGTGCTTTCCACGGGTTGCGCCGTATGGTGGTCGGGGACATCGGCGATCTGACGACTGCGGCACAGTGGTTAAAGCAGTCCACTCTGGCGGTTACAAATCAGTACATGCGTGAGCGGCCGGAGAACTTAGAGCGCGCGCGGATTCAGCTCGAGGAGAAAGAAGCGAATGGGCACTGAGAACGAGGTCGTCGACCCACAGGACACGCTGATCAACCGGCTGTATGAAACGTATCGGCGCTTCGGCCTGCCGGCTCCTTTCGAAGGACCGCAGAAACCGTCGCACTTCTACGCCATACAGGTCGGCGATCGAATCAAACTGGGGCGCTCGATCAATCCCACGTCTCGCGTCAACGGCCTCCAGTTGCCCGGGAAGCCGGTCGTGCTCGTCACCGCCGCGGAATGGATTCTCTCTGAGGCGGAAGCGCATGAACGCTGGGCGCACCTCCGCGTTCACCGGGAATGGTTCAGGGCGGATCCGGAGTTGGTCGCTTGGTTGACGACCGACGTCGCGAGGCGCGTCGCCGACAAGGAGGCCGTCGCCGCACGCCTGAATGCGTTGCGCGACGCCATGAATTCGCCCGTGCGTCCGCTCGGTCCGCTGGACAAGACCGAGCGTCGCATGGCGAAGGAATCTGCGGCAGCAGAAAAGCAACGCCTAAAGCTGCTAGCCGACCAGCGGTATCAAACCGAGAAGGCCATCGGGTGCGGGCTCTGCGGCGAAAAGAAAACACTCTTCGATGTCGGGCTGCCGCGATACATCTGCGCCGCGTGCCGCCAGTGGCTCAACTTGGGCGTTCAGGATGCGGAGCGGCGGGCATTCAACGAGGCCTACGAGCTCCGGCGCCAGGCGACCGTCGCCATCGAGTTGCACCGGCGGCGCGTGACGAATCTCGAGCAGATGGGCAGTGGAAATGGCGACTGAAGTGGCGACCGCTCATGCGCAAGTCCTTGTGCTGCAAGTCGGGGCGGGGGGATTTGAACCCCCGACCTCTTCTTTCCGACGCTGGTTCCAAGTCTTCCCAAGCATAACCAGGCTAGCTGGTTTCGGTAGTCGTTCGGCGCGTAGGGGCCCAAAGACCGCCCGAATTGGCAACCGGAATGGCAACCGGGGGGACCGGTCATGAGCTATCCCCTCGTGCCAGTGCCCAAACCCGCGCGCACATCGACTCGCGCGGCGCTGGGCATCCCGACGAGGCGAATATGGTGCCGCTCGAATGGATGCTCCACCAGTGGCAGCACCAAATCGGCTGGAAGGCGTTCACCGGACGGCTCCGGCTGATGTCGGCGAAAGAGATTGCGGCGGGATTCGAGGCGCGTTACCAGGCGGCGAACGCCAACGCCGGCACAGGGGCGAGCCATGGCGGATAAAACGTGGAAGGCGTTCGAGCGCCGTGTCGCCGTGCTCCTCGGCACGCGCCGGATCCCCGTCACCGGCGAGCGCAACGGCGCCGATGCCGAGACGCCGATGTTCTGCTTCCAGTTCAAGAAGCGCGCGCGCCAATTCCCCCGCTACGTGGCCGAGTGGCTCGCGCTGGTGTGCGAGAAGGCGGCGACGCGCGCGCCGGCGAAGATCGGCGTCGTGATCCTGCAGCAGCCACGGGGTGCCGACCTCGACGCGCTCGTCGTCGTCTCGCTGCGCGACTGGATCGATCTGCACGGGCCGTCGGGGGCGGCTCCAGCACCAGAAGTGCCGCCGCGACTGATGCCGCACCAGGTATTCGAGGTCGCGGTCGGGGCTGCGCCCCTCGCGCCAGCAGAGGCACCGGACGCCAGCAAGGAAGCGTGGATCGTGCGCGCGAAGATCGGTCAGTGGCGGCGACTGGCGGCATCTATCCGCAATGACATCAACCCGCATGAGGCGAGTGCCCCGCGTCTGGATACGAAGGCGCGCCAGCTCGAAGCGTGCGCCGACGACTTGGAAGCGGCGTTGCGTATCCGTGGAGCAGGGGAGCCGGAGTCAAAAGGAAACCTTAAGGGGGACAAATGCCTGAGATTTACATTTCATTGCGAGAGCTGAAGCGGCTGGTGGCGGAGACGGACGTGACGCCGTTCGAGTCTGGCGACCTCGTTGCCATTCCCTACGGGCAGCACCTGCTGAAGGCCCACAAGCGCCGCCCCGCGCGGCTGTTCAAGAAGTCGATTGAGATGGAGGCGATCGGCCACAGCTGCGTCGCGCACTGGTGGATGCGGACCTTCGGTGGCCGGAATCGCGAGCAGCCATGAGCGTCCGTGGAGCAGGGGAGGGAGATCTAGAGTGCGGCGCGTGCGGACTACCGGAAATCAGCGGGAGAGAGTTGGACTTCGCGGGCTACAACGACGCGGCGAGCGCCACGAAGGGCCATCTCAAGCTTTGCCGAAAGTGGGCGCGTGTCACCTCCACGACGGAGCCCGAGGCGCGGTGAGCAAGCGCAAGCAGCCCGCGAAGGGCCACCGCCAGCGCCGCCCAGGTGCGAGAAAGTCTGCACCAAAGTCAGCGCCGCCGGGCAAACCATTCCTGCGCGGGGTGGATCCTCGCCGCGGTCGCGGGCCCGCGAAGGGCGCGCCCAACGCCGGACGCCCGCCCGAGACCTTTCGCCAAGAGCTCAACGCGATGCTGAACAGCGACGAGGTGCTGACGCAGATCCGCTACTTCCTCAGCGGCGCGGCCGACGTGACGCACGAGCAGTTCTGGAAGGCGGTGATGTGGCTGTCCGATCGCGTCTACGGCCGGCCCGTGCAGGAGCTGCAGCACTCGGGCCCGAGCGGGGGCCCGATCCCCGTCGAGCTGCGCGGCTATTCGGACGCTGCGCTCGCGAAGCTCCAAGAGATTCACGATGCCGAGCAGCGGCGGCTGCAGCTCGTGTCGTGAACGACACGACCACGCCGCCCGCGAAGTTCGCCCCGCTCGCCCGCTGCACGTGTCCGCGCCGGCCGACCGCGCAGATCCGCGCGTTCACCGAGACCGCGCGCCGGCTGCGCGAGCACATCGGCCCGCTGCCGCCCGAGCTGCTGACGCTGCCGCTGTTCGACGTGCCCTGCCGCGAGAAGAAGTGCAAGCACCTGGTGCCCGTCCTCGTCGGCGATCTGCTGGGGTACGAGTGAGCACCCAAGGCTTCGGCCCGTGGCCCAACGCGCCAGGATATGCGAACGTCTGGTATCTTGCGGACGGCAGCGATGGCTGGTATGTGATTTCGCCCGAGGGTGGTGAGTGCGGGCCGTTCGATACGGAGGAGCAGGCGGGGGAAAAGCGCGATGCGTTGATGGCAGAGTTCGGCGGTTCGCTGGAGTGACCACTACGACCGCCCGGCTGCCGACGCTCGTCGCCGTCGAAGCCGAGCGCTGCCGCCGCAGTCTCCGCACCTACATCGAGCGCGCCTGGCATCTCGTCGAGCCCAAGCGCCCGTTCGTCCCCGGCTGGCACATCGATGCGATCGCCGAGCACCTCGAGGCGGTGACCCGCGGCCTGATCGAGGCGCTCATCATCAACATCCCGCCGCGGCACATGAAGTCGCTGAGCGTCGGCGTGCTGTGGCCCACCTGGGTCTGGACGTTCGATCCCGCCGTGCGCTGGATCTACGGCAGCTACAAGGAGCAGCTCGCCACGCGCGACTGCCTGAAAGCCCGGCGCGTCATTCAGGATCCCTGGTATCAGCAGCGCTTCGGCGATCGCGTGCAGCTGACGAGCGACCAGAACGAGAAGAAGCGCTACGACAACTCGGAGACCGGCTTCCGCTTGGCGATGGGCGTGGGCTCAGGCACGGGCGAGGGCGCCGACATCGGGGTCGCCGACGACCCGCACTCGATCGACGAGGCGGAGTCGGAGACCGAGCGCGAGAACGTGATTACCTGGTGGAGCGAGGTGATGAGCACCCGCCTCGCGCGCAAAGTGGTCGTGATGCAGCGGCTCCACGAGCGCGACCTCACCGGCTTCCTGCTCGCCGAAGGCGGCTACGAGCACCTCTGTTTGCCGGCCGAGTGGGAAGGCAAGACGTGCGTCACGGTGCTCGGCCGGCAGGATCCGCGCACGACGGAGGGCGAGCTGCTGTGGCCGGCGCGGTTCGATCGCAAGTGGATCGACTCGAAGAAGCGCAGCCTCGGGCCCTACGGGACGGCTGGGCAGTTCCAGCAGCGGCCGACCGCGCGCGGCGGCGGGCAGTTCGACCGCGGGGACTTCGAGATCGTCGACGCCTCCCCGCGCGAAGCGATCCGCGTGCGCTACTGGGACAAGGCGGGCACGCAGGACGGGGGCAAGTTCACCGCCGGCGTGCGGCTCGCCTACTGGGCGGGCGTCGCCACGATCGAGGATGTCGTGCGCGGGCAGTGGGGCGCGGCCCGGCGCGAGAACGTGATCAAGCAGACCGCCGACGCGGATGCCCATCTCTTCGGGGTGGGCGCCGTGACGACGTTCGTCGAGACCGAGCCCGGGGCAAGCGGGAAGGAGTCGACCGAGAACACGATCAAGAACCTCGCGGGGCATACGATCTACGGCGACCGGCCGACGGGCGACAAGTTCGTGCGCGCCAACCCGCTCGCGGCGGCCGCCAAGGCGAAGAACGTGCGGCTGCGCCGCAGCGCCGCGCCGAACGACTGGAACGAGGAGTTTCTCCGCGAGATGGAGGCCGCCGGGCCTGGCGCCGCGAACCTCGATCAGATGGACGCGGCCGCCGGCGCGTTCAACAAGGCGGCGCTCGGGTGGGAGGGGATGCAGACGCCGGGCGACGAGGACCAGATCTTCGAGGGCTTCGTGGAATAACGGCGGCGGATGGGCTATCTTGGGAACCGACGGGGGCCGCGATCCGTGTTCGACGGGTGAGGGCTCCGAGGTGAATGGGACGAGTGTCCCGCGCTTCGGGGCCCTCACCTTTTGCATGCGGGGGAGCGGATGAACGGTCAGGCGATACAGATCGTGATCACCTTCGACCCGCAGTCCGGATCGGTGCAGATCCAGGGCCCGATCGATCATCCGTTCTGGTGCGCCGGCGCGCTGATGGAGGCGCTGCGCGTGATCCAGAAGCGCGCGACGGCCAAGGAAACCAAGAAAGCCAACGGCACCGACCTGCTCGTCGTCAGCCAAGACGGGCTGATCAAGACCTGATGGCCGATCGCCGGCCGGGCATGCTCTCGATGTTGCGCGCCGTTGTCGCGGCGCCCTTCGAGCAGCGCCTCCTCGCCGAGGAGCGCGCCCGCCACGACCGCCTGAGCTACGAAGCCGCGAACGCCGTGCTCGCCGAAGTCGTCAAGCGCGTCGAGCCGGAGAACGACGGCTTCGTCCCGATCGACACGCAGGGCAAGCGCGAGCTCGATCAGACCACGCAGACCAGCCTGCGCGAAGCGGCCCAGCGCGCCGCGCTCGAGAACACCCACGCCGCCGGCTACCTCGGGAGCCTGCGGCGTTTCGTCATCGGCAAGGGCGCGACGATCAGCGTCGAGCACGAGAGCCCCGAGGTGGCGAAGGCCTGCGACACCTGGCTCGCGCAATTCCAGAAGTGGAACAACTGGGAGAAGCTCGAGGACGAGATCCCCGAGCGTACCTGGCGCGACGGCGAGGCGTTCATCCGGCGCTTCGACGAGCCGCCCGAGCTCGACGTCGCCCCGCTCGTGGCGCAGCTGCTCCTGCGCGCCGGGACGTCGCTCGAGCAGCTCCGCGAGGGGAACGAAGACCCGCCCGAGGGAATGATCTTCCTGCGTCTCGTGCCGGCCGAGCAGATCGCTGACCCCAATACCACCGTGACGCATGGCATCGTCACGGCGAAGGAAGACGTCCAGACGGTGCTCGGCTATTGCTGGTGCCCCGATGGCAAGACGGTGAAGGAGGTCATCCCGGCGAGCGAGCTGTTGCACGTGAAGGGCCGCGTCGATTCGGACGTGAAGCGCGGCCGCTCCCAGCTCGAGCCGCTGCTCAAGCGGATCCGCCAGTTCGAGGATTGGCTGAACTACCGCATCACGCTGAACCTGATGCGCACCGCCGTCGTGCTGGTGAAGGAAGTCACCGGCAGTCCGGGCCAGATCGCCGGCATCCGTGACGCGCAGCAGAAGGAGCGCGAGGACACGCCGGGCGCTGCGCGCGCGCAGAAGATGCTGAAGCCCGGGACGACGGTCCACGCCTCGCCCGGGGTGAAGTACGAATTCAAGAACCCCAACATCAACGCCCAGGACGCCAAGGAAGACGGTCGCTCGATCCTCCTGACGCTCGCCGCGGCGAGCGGCCTGCCCGAGTACATGTTCACCGGCGACGCCTCGAATGCGAACTACAGCTCGACGATGGTGGCCGAGTCGCCGGGCGTCCGCGAGTTCGAGAGCTGGCAGGACTTCTTCACGCCGGTCTTTGAGCAGCTGCACCGCTGGGCGCTGATCGCTGCCGCGCGCGCGCAGCAGGTCGAAGGGCTCACCGAAGAAGAAGCCCAGACGATCGAGATCAAAGTCGAGTGGCCGCCGCTGCTCGCGCGCGATGAGGCCGAGCACGCAGCCGCCAATAAGGTGCGGCGCGACGCCGGTGTGCTGTCGCTCGAAGGCATGGCGCGCGACGAGGGGATCGACTGGGAGGTGGAGAAGGAGCGGCTGGAGGCCGAGGCCGAGGATCCGCCGAAGCAGCCCGTCGCGACCCTGCTCGACCGCATCGCGCAGGCCACGATGGCGGGCGTGCTGACGCCCGACCCGAACCTCGAGACGTTCGTGCGCCACGGCATGGGGATCCCCGCGCTCGTGGAAGAGCAGCCGCTGGATGCCGATCCCAGCAACCCCGAGAACGGCAACCGCCCGCCGATGCCTGCGATTGATCGTCGGCCGCAACCGACAGCCGGTTAGGCTGTCCGATGGATGCGCATAAGAACCTAGCCTACTCCCTGGTCGCGACCGCCCCGACGCCGGCGGCGAGCGGGACCTCCCTTGGTGTGGCTGCTGGCGAAGGCTCGCGGTTCCCCGCCACTCCGTTTAACGCCACTGTTTGGGCGGCTGGCGTCCTCCCCGTCCCGACGAACGCCGAGATCGTTCGCGTTACAGGGATTGCGGGCGACACGCTCACGATCGTGCGCACCCAGGAAGGCTCGGGCGCCCGCGCTATTCTCGTCGGCGATCAGATCGCGGCGACCATCACGGCGAAGACCCTCACCGACATTGAGAACGACCTCTCGAACGCGATCTCGGCTGGTGCTGCCTTGTCGCTCGCCGTCAGTGCGATCAGCACGACGATCTCGAACGCGCAATCGGTGCGCGCCGCCGCAGATACCTCGCTGGCGCAAGCGGTGTCGGTGGTGAGTGTGGCCGCTGGGGCGGCTGACGTCCACGCCTCCGTGGCGAGCCTGGCCGCAACCTCGGCCGATGCTCATGCGAACGCTGTGAGTGTCGCCCTGGCTGCCTTGTCGCTGGCGGTCTCGGCGCTCTCGACCAACGTCTCGACGCTCAGCGCCAAGGTGGTCTCGGTCTCCGCGCAGGCCGTGTCGTTGGACAACCGGATTACGTCCGTCCTCAGCAACGACATATCGAACTTGCGCTCAGCCGGCGCTGTACTCTCGCTCGACGTGGTGTCGTTGCAATCGACGGTGAGCAACCTGCGCTCGGCGGTCAGTAACGTCAGCGCCACGAGTGCCGGAGGTGGGTCAGCCACCGGGCTCCAGGCGGCGATCGACGCCCTGTCGAACAAGATCTCGGCGGCCGGCGGCGGGGGCTCGGGGAGTGTGACGAGCACGGAGCTGTCTGCAGCCGCGGCCACACTGTCACTGCGGGTGACGTCGGTCCTCTCGAACGACATATCGAACCTGCGCTCGGCCGACGCGCTGCTGTCCGTCAATGTGCTGTCGCTCCAGTCCACGGTCAGCAACATGCGGTCGGCGGTCTCGAACGTCTCCGCGACCTCCGCGGGTGGTGGTTCGGCGACGGGTCTTCAGGCCGTCGTGGATGCGCTCAGCAACAAGATCTCTGCCGCGGGCGGTGGTGGATCCGGCAGCGTCACGAGCACCGAGCTGTCGGCGGCGGCCGCCACGCTCTCGGCGCGCATCACGTCCGTGCTGTCCGGGGACATCTCGAACCTGCGGT